CCTATCCCCTGTGTGCCTTGGCAGTCTCAGCCTCTCTATGGGCAGTCGGTGATCCGGGCAACCGGGCTCTTTATCTGATGACAGATATCAAACTGAAAACCATCAAAGGCTTCGAGTGGCGCGGGGCATATGCACCGCCGGGTTCTGATATCGAGGCTTCTGAATTAGACGCCCGCGAGCTTCGCCGCAACTGGATGGTCGAGGACTACGCAGTGAAAGCAGCCGAGACCCAGGAAAACAAAAAGGCCCCGGAACTGGATAACAAATCGGCGCTGAAATCACAAACCAAGAAGAAGGCCGAATAGTCATGAGTGTGATCGATATCGAACTGGCCATGAAGCATCTGCTCGCGGAGCCTGAGGACCAGGACCTGGTGCAGTCGCAATTGGACGGCGCCGAGGAAGCTGCTCAGCAGTTCCTGCAGCGCCGGTTCTTTGTCGATCAGGCCGCTGTGGATCTCGCAAAGTCCACCACTCTTCAGCGGACCCAGGCGGCTCGCGTCACTTATCGCGCGGCGCTGGCATTGGCTGATGACCCTGAAAACGCAGAGGACCGGTGCCGGCTGCGTGAGCGTGCTCGCCAGGCCCTGGCGGATGCCTTCGAGGCTATCGACATGGACGAATTCGGGATAGTGATCAACAAGGGTATCGAGGCGGCGTGCCTCCTCAAGCTTGGGCACCTGTTCGCGAACCGAGAGGAGGTGGTGACGGGCACCATTGCCACTGAGCTGCCACTGACCAGTAAGTCCCTGTTGATGCCGTATCGCATCCGGATGGGTGTGTAATGCGCGCTGGTCGGTTGCGGCACCGCGTCGATATCCAGAAACCGGTGGTGGATCGCGACCCGGAAGACAATACTGAGCTTCCGGTGAGATGGGAAACCGTCTGGGAGCGTTGCCCAGCGTCGGTTGAGCCCTTGAGCGCAAGGGAGTTCTTGGCGGCGCAGGCGACTCAGTCCGAGGTGACAGCCAAGATTGTTGTTCGGTACCGCGCGGGCTTGCTGCCCACGATGCGTATCGTCCACCGCGGTGAGGTGTACAACATTGCTGGTGCACTGCCGGACAACGTTTCAGGCCTTGAGTATTTGACGCTGCCGGTCAGCAAGGGCGTGAACGATGGTCGATGAAGTCAAGTTCAGTTTGATCGGCATCGACAGTCTGCTCGGAAAGCTGGCCACCGTGAACGATGAGGTCAAGCGCAAGACCGGCCGCACCGCGCTTCGGCGCGCTGCGGAGATGGTCGCCAAAAACTTCAAAGAGGGCGCCCGGCGATGGGATGATCCGGACACAGGGCGCTCCATCGCAGACAACATCGTCCTTCGATGGAACGGGCGCCTGTTTCGCCGTACTGGCGACTTGGGTTTTCGCGTTGGCGTGCTGCACGGCGCGGTGCTGGTTAAGAATGGCAGCACTGAAAAAGCGCACCGACACCGCATTGGCGTCTGCTTGAGTTTGGTACCGAGCATATCGCTGCTGATCCTGTTGCGCGCCCAGCCCTTGAGGACCATATCGGCGAAATCACCAATGAGTTTGCTACCCAGTTCGAGAAATCGCTGGACAGGGCCATTCGTCGTGAAGCGAAGTTAAGGAGCAGCAGCTGATGTTTGCACCAATCAACGCCGTGTGTGCCCTTGATGCTGGGGTGATCGCAGTACTCGGATCAGCACCTCAGCGTCTCTATCCGTTCGGTGATGCGCCGCAGGATGGGCAAAAGCCTTATGCGGTCTGGCAGACCATCGGCGGTGATCCGGAGAACTACCTGGCAGCGCCCAGACATCGACGGCTACACGCTTCAGGTCGACGTGTATGCCATGACGGGCAAAGACGCCAGGGCTGTCGCCAAGGCCATAAGAGACGCTATTGAGCTGAAGGCCTACATCATCCGCTGGGGTGGTGAGAGCCGCGACCCTGCAACAAAGAATTACCGGTACAGCTTCGACGTGAGCTGGCTCGTTCCTCGATAACGCTGCAACCCAAACCAACCCCGCCGAGTGCGGGTTTTTTATGCCCGACATTTGGAGAACGCCATGTCGATCCTTTCCCAAGGAACACAGATCTACGCACTGGTCCCGCCGGTTTCCGGCACTGGGCCTATGACCGTCATGGAAGTTGAGTGCGCCACCAGCTTCGACCCGGGCGGTTCGCCTGCTGAGCAAATCGAAGACACCTGTCTCAGTGCTGAAGAGCGCAGTTATAAGAAGGGCTTGCGCACACCTGGTCAGGCCTCGCTTGGTCTGAACGCTGACCCGAACAACGCGAGCCACATTCGCCTGCATCAGCTCTCGGAAGCCAATGGCGATACCACTATCAAGTGGGTGGTGGGCTGGTCTGACGGCAAAGACATCGTCCCGACCATCGCCGCCGGCGGCAGCCTGGGCGTGGCGACGGTCACGGCTGGCGGTACCGGTTACACCACGGCACCAACTGTGGCCCTCACCGGTGGAGGCGGCTCTGGCGCCACAGCAACAGCGACCGTGTCTGGTGGTGTGGTCACCGGCGTTACGATCACCAACAAAGGCACCGGCTATGCCACGGCTCCGACCGTCGCGTTCACCGGCGGCGCTGGTACCGGCGCAACTGCCACCGTCGCCCTAGTGGCCGGTGACGACTTCGACCTACCAGCAACCCGTACCTGGTTCGCCTTCCAGGGTTACGTGGCTGACTTCCCATTCACATTCGCGCAGAACGCCGTGGTTGCTTCGACAGTGTCGATCCAACGCTCGGGCGGCTCGGCCTGGATTCGTAAGGTCTCCGCATAATGGAACTGAACATCGCGAACCTGAAGAAATCGAAGGCGTTCACCGCCCGGCCGGTGGCCAAGGAAATCGAGTGGGAGGGCGCCAAGTTCACCTGCTACGTCCGGCCACTTTCGTACCAGACCGCCGTGGGCGATATCGCTGCCCACCGTGGCGCTGACCCGCTGGCTTGCCGAATCGCCTCAAGCATCTGTGATGCTGAGGGCAAGGCGGTGTTCACCGTGGCCGACATCACTGGCGAGGCCGATCCGGAGAAGGGCGCACTCGACCCTGACTTGACCAACCTTCTGTTGATCGCTATCGGCGAGGTGCAGAACTCGGGAAAGAAGAAGCGCTAGACCCATCCGATGAGCTGTGGTGCGAGCTGGTCATGAACGGAATCGGCGGCCGCACCATTGCCGAAGCGCAGGAGCGTATGACCTATTCCGAGTTTGTCGTCTGGATGAAGTTTCGCACCAAGCGCGGGTCACTGCACCAGGGCATGCGCATCGAGATGGCTCTGGCGCAGTTCCAAGCTCTCTACGTCAACTCGAAGACCGCCAAGGATGCCCCTCGGCTTTACCAGCAGGACTTCGCCCCGCATATGGATGCGCGCATAGAAAGCCTTGAAGAGGCTGTAGCAAGCTGGGGTTAGGTTAGTGGTAGAGTTGCGGTGAAACCTTGGAGATGTTCGTCATGGCGACTTTGAAGTGCAGTAAATGCACCGCGTTTTATCCTGATAGCGATTCGGCCTGCCCGAGTTGCTTGCATCCGCGAGGGGCATTATCGCCCCTGGCAAAAAACCTTTTTAAGTTTGGCACATTGTTTTTAGTGGCCTTCGGGATCTTTTTTTGGGCTTTTGGAGGCAGCAAATCGGATAGTAAGTCTACCGTTTTAAGTGACACCACTGTCGTGGCTGGAGCTATTTCGTTGGTTAAGGCCAACTTGAAAGATCCTGGAAGCGCTAACTTCGGTGAAATCGTCAGGCGCAAAGTGGGAGATGAGCAGAACGTCGCGTGCGGCACGGTCAACTCAAAAAATAGTTTTGGGGGATACGTCGGGATTAAAAGATTCATTTATACCCATGAGCGTTCATCTGTGCAGTTTGATAGCGGCTCACCAGATTTTTCTACGGCATGGCAATCGCTATGTAGATAGATACAAAAAACCAAGCCCGCCAAGCGCGGGTTTTTTATGCCTGGAGAAAAGTATGGCTGGTTCGCTTGGCACTCTTACCCTGGACCTAATCGCCAAAATCGGTGGGTTCACTGGTCCAATGGACCAGGCGGGCAGGTCCGCAAAGAAAGCATCCAAGGAGATGACGGATGCAGCGAATCAAGCAGCATCAGCCTGGAGCGCGCTCGCACCTATCGCTGCTGGCGCGGTCGCAGGATTCTCCGTAGCAAGTATTTTTGGCAGGTTCATCACGGAAACAAAAAATGCCGAGAAAGAACAAGCTCAGCTCGGAGCCGTTCTTCGATCTACGGGAGAAGCGGCCGGGTTCAATCGCGATCAATTGAACTCTATGGCTGGCGCTCTTGAGAAGGCTAGTACCTTCTCAGGCGGTGACATAAACCAGGCACAAACAACTCTCCTGGCCTTCACTGGTATCGTGGGAAACCAGTTCAATCGAGCGCTTCAGTCTGCTGCAGATATGGCCGCTCGAACAGGCACTACTGTTAAAGATGCCGCCGAAACCATTGGACGCGCATTGGATGTTCCCTCTCAGGGGCTTACCGCGCTCAGTAAGCAAGGTTTTCGCTTTACGGATGAGCAGAAGAAATTAGCTGCCGCTCTTGAATCTACCGGGGATGTTGCTGGCGCCCAACAGATAATCCTTAAATCACTTGAAGAGTCTTACGGTGGGGCCGCGGCGGCAGCCAGGGACACTTTTGGTGGCTCACTCGAAGCTTTGCAGAACACCATTTCAGCCCTGCTTACAGGCGAGGGCAGCCTAGACACTGCCAAAGCCGCAGTTAACTCCCTGAATGACGTTCTCTCCGCACCTGGCACCAAGGTTGCTGTGGACGGACTGGCGAAAGCAGCAGGCGTCCTTGCGCTGGTGCTGTCTGCCAGGTTGGCTAGCGCTGCTGCGGCCTCGGCGTTTTCATTTGCGGCAGCTCAAGTGGAGGCTGTTCGTTATCAGCTGACCCTTGCGCGGATGGCGGGGGTTTCGACTTCTGCTGCGGCAGGCTTGGTAAGCGTGGGTGTCGCTGCGCGCGCTGCTTCGGCTGCGATGGCTCTGCTGGGCGGGCCAGTTGGCGCGGTGCTGCTTGCTGGCAGCGCGCTCGCATACTTTGCTACGAGGGCAACAGATGCAGAGCGAGAGTCAGAAGCGCTAGAGGGCAGGATTAATGCTCTTGGTGGCGCGTTTGACTCTTTAGGCCCCAAACAAGCTAAGGCAGCGCTAATTGACTACAACAAGCAGTTGGTCGCCGCAAAATACTCGGCAATTGAGGCTGAGGTAAAAGTCTTTTCCTTAAATCAGCAGTTACTTAAGAACCCTCGCAGCCCTTTAGCTGACGAGCTTGCCAAGGCTGAGGGCGCCGCCGAAAAAGCAAATGGGAAAGTTCGCGAACTATCAGCGAGCATTAATCAGCTTAATGCTCGGGCAAACGGTGCAAATGTAGCGTCTGGAATATCTGAGGCCTCAAAAGTCTACACGGAGATGGCCAAAAGGATCGACGAGCAGATCCTGCTCGCTGGCAAGAGTACCGAAGCTGACAAGCTTGCAGCTCGCGTAAAAGCTGGGCTCGTCGAAGGATTAAAAGCTGGCGAGGGGGATCTACTCGTCGCAGCCCAAAGGAGAGCGGATGCTGCTATAAAAGCTGCCGACGCTACCAAGAAGGCGGATGAGTCGGCCAAGGCGTCAGCCAAGTCCGCTGCGGAGGCGCTGTCGAAGCGTGGTATTGATGCGGAGGAGAACTACCGCCGCCAGATCACGCTCATAGATGAGACGACAGGCAAGCAGGGAAAGGCCACTGAAGTCGCAAAACTGGCCTTCGAGCTTGAGACCGGAAAGCTGAAGGGGATCAGTGTCGAGCGTCAAAAAGTGCTGGAGGGATTGGCCGCCGAGCTCGACTCAAAGGTCAAGCTCAAGAAGCAGAACGAGCAGGACCTGAAGCTGGCCACGCTACAGGCCAATCTCAAAGACAGCAACACCATTGTTCGCCAGGGGTTTGAGATGGAGTTGGCGGGTGCCGGCTCTGGAGAAAAGCTCCGAGGTCGCCTCAAAGAAGACCTGGCGATACAGCAGGACTACGCCAAGCAGCGCGCGGAGATGTACAAGCAGTACAAGGAAGCTGAGCTGCTGGGCGATCCTGACGCTAAAGACACCTACGACCAGGAAACCGCTCTACTCGAGGAGGCCCTTGCCGAGCGCATGGTCATCCAACAGGACCACTACAATCAGCTCGATGATGCCCAGAGCAATTGGATGGATGGGGTTAGTGACGCATGGCAGAACTACGTAGACGCTGCGCAGGACTACACATCACAGGCCGCAGACGCTACCGCCACTTTGTTGGGGGACGCAACAAGCGGACTAAGCCAGTTCTTCACTGATGTAGCAACGGGCGCAGAGGATGCGGGCGATGCCCTGACCAATTTGGTAACGGACTTCGCAAAATCTACCATAAAGGCCCTAGCCGATATGGCTGCGCAGTGGCTGGTGTACCAGGCCATTCAGCTAATTGTTGGGAAAACGACGCAAGCTTCTGCCGCTCCAGCACTCATAGCAAACGCCCAGGCGACAGCTTTCCAGGCGACCCTGGCCGCTTACGCTTCGACTGCTGCTATCCCGATTGTTGGCCCAGCGCTCGCGCCAGCCGCAGCGGCTCTCGCTGCATCCACTACAGCACCGATGGTGGCAGGGGTGGCCGGTGCCGCGCTGGCAGGTATGGCGCACGACGGTATCGACTCTATTCCAGAGACAGGTACGTGGCTGCTTCAAAAAGGAGAGCGGGTGACCACCGCCGAAACCAGCGCAAAGCTTGACTCCACGCTGGAGCGTATCAAGTCGGGGAATGGTTCTTCCGGAGCGCCAGTTGTGAATGTTATCGAGGATGCCAGCAAGGCTGGACAGAGTAGATCCCGACAGGTTGATGGGCGCTGGGTCATTGACCAGTTCGTTTCGGACGTGCGCGGAAACGGGAGGGCGGCGAAGGAAATTCAGGGAATGCTAGGTATGGGGAGGGCGGCACGATGATTCAGTTTCCAAGAGAATTGCCGTGCGCGCTCCGAGACGGTTACGGATTCAAGCCCGTAAGCCCAATCATGAGCACGGATATGCAAACGGGCCGCGCCAGGCATCGCCGAAAATATTCATCCACCCCAACGGTCACTACCGTCAACTGGTTGTTCAATGACGCAGAGGCTCAATTATTCGAGTCCTGGTTCGAAGAGGTTCTGATCTCTGGTAGTCAGTGGTTCGAGTGTGACTTGAAAAGTCCGCAAGGGTTTCAGTCATATAAGGCTCGCTTCGTAGACATCTACGAAGGCCCAACACTGGATGGCATTAGCTTGTGGCGATACCGAGCTCAGCTTGAGCTTTGGGAGCGACCAATTCTCACCGGAGGATGGGCAATCTACGCGCCTGAATACATCGTCGGCATGAATCTTCTCGACCTGGCGATAAACAAGGACTGGCCACAATGAAGAGCTATGTACTGAACCGGCTCTATTCAAGTGGGGGTACGGAGATCCTCCATGGGACTCTTGAGATCACTGACGGCAAAGCCCGCCACTTTCTAACGGATGGGTATGAGGACTTGGAAGTCGGTCTCGAGACTGGTGGCCTGGCAACTTTTATCGCCTGCGGCATATCGATTGCGCTTCCTAAGAGAGGCAGCGATGGGAAGCAAGACCTGAAGTTTGCGCTATGCAATATCGACGGCAGTGTCTCTGGGTTCCTGCGTGCTGCGCTGAAGGATCGCCGCGAGATCAATCTGGTGTACAGGGAGTACATCAGCACCGACCTGGCTTATCCATCGAAGATCCTTCGCTACAAGGTGAAGAACGGCTCTGCCACGGCAACCGAGGCGCAGATCGTTGCAGGTTACTTCAATCTGCTGGAAACACTCTGGCTTCGGTTCAACTACACCGGCGACTTCGCCCCGGGCATGCGATACCAATAATGATAAATCACGACAAATACCTCGCGGGTCGGTACCTCGAGGGCGGGAGAGTGTGGCCGTTTGTTGACTGTTACGGTCTGGTCCTGGAGGTCAGGCGTGATCTTGGCTTGCCCGCCTGGCCAGAGTGGGCCGATATACGCGCAGGCGACGGCTCGATGGTCGAGGTGGCGGGGAGGTGGTTCCCGACGCTGACGCCTTGCGAGCCGGAAGAGGGCGCCTTGATTGCGCTCTATCAGGGCAGCGAGATGCGCCACGTAGGTGTGGTGATCCGCTGTGGTGCCTCCCTGGAGGCAATGGAAATCACCGAAAAGCAACGCACAATCTGCCTGCCTCTGCACAGGCTAAAGCGCCGCTTCGTGCGGGTGGAGTATTACAAGTGATCGAAATTTACTCATCGCGCATTGGAGTTAAAAAGGGAGATTGCGTGCCGCTTGAGATCCACGAAATTGAAGAAACTATTTCGTTGGCTGATTTATTCGAGCGCGACGTTAAGGGATTCTGTCTCGATAGAGTTCATCCGACCTGCATTGAGGTTGATGGAGTAGCGATCCCTGTTGATAAGTGGCCATCGACCATCATTGACAGCGGCACGGACGTCAAAGTTTTCCCGGAGGCGAGAGCAAGTGCGGCGGTAGTTGCAGCCTGGGCCGCAGTTGCGCTGGCGGCTATATCGATCGTCATGGTCCTGACCATGCCAAAGGCGAAGACATCAAAGCAGCAGCAGGGCGACGACCTTGATGCAGCCACGGCCACTGGCAACTACGCAAAGCTTAACTCGCCCATTCGAGAAGTACTTGGCATGGCAAAGGTCTACCCAGACCTGCTGGTTCCGCCTGTAACCCGATTCGTAAATAAGCGGACTATGGTCACGACCCTGGCAATGTCCGTCAGCAGGGGGAATCTTGCGATTCCGCCGAGCTCATGGAAGGTGGGCGACACACCATTTGCCGCGTTCGGCTCAGACCTTAACTACACGGTTTACGGGCCTGGAGCATCGCTTGCGGGAGATTCTCGCGCTAGAAATTGGTATCCGGCAAAAGAGGTAGGTGGTACGAACGCCGGAACCGCAGGCCTTGATCTGTCCAGTAGCGCGCCTGCAGATGCGGCGGCCTTGGCTGACTCGATGCTCATCAGCGGGAGCACAATATCGCTTCTCGGTAACAGCCCAAGCTTTCCTGATGCATGGGCCGCTGGAACCGCCGTTCGCTTGGTAATCCCCGATACATTCACTGTTAGTGCGGCAGGCTCATACAGCCGCATCGCTGGCGCTCTTTCTGACCTGGCGCCGTTTGTTGGCATGAAGGTAACGCTTGGCAGTGATTCAGAAATCGATTTGACGGTGGCCAGCGTGTCGCCTTATGTCGCGCCTGTTCCAGGCATCGGTGGTTCACCGTCGATGGTTACCGGTAGCGCATCACCGTCCACCTACGACTTCACGTCGGGCGCCGTGGTTTGGTCCGTAACATTCCAGGGTGTTACCAAGACCATTTCCTTAAACACCAACTACGTGAACATGAGCGGCCTTGTCTCGACAATCACCTCTCAGCTGTCAGGCACTGGCCTTGTGGCGCAAGACAATTCTGGGCGGCTCCGCCTGGTTGAGCCGCTGAGCCCGTACAAGGGCGGCACCATTTCTCAGACCAGCGCACCAGTGCCAATCTTTGGATCGGGGCCGACTTATATTGTTGGCACAGCCTCAACCGGCGGCACACCCGAACAACTTGCGAGCATCACGCTCAGCTTTGACAACGGCACTCCGTTCTCCGGCATCGCCGCTGGGCAACAAAGGCTATCCATAGCGTACCGAGGCTACAGGTTTCAAATTGTCTCGGTTGCAGGGCTCACAGCTACAGTGAAACGAATCACTGACGCAGGCGTAGTCGACAATGCCTGGGCGGGGTTCACTGCAAGAACCCTGCTCGATTTCTCGATGTCGGGCAGCGGCGGTGCAATTAACTGGATCGGATCATTCATGGGCTGCCCTGAGTACGAGCTGGCCACCGAAGCTGAGTATGATGTGTTCTTCAGCCAGGGTCTTTGCTACTACAGCAAATCAGGCAACATCAAGACGTCTACCAAATCCATTGAAGTGCGGTGGAGGGATTCGGCGGTGGGCGGTGCTTGGACAACCATTACCCACGCTTACACCGAAGCTACGCCCGACCAGATTGGATTCACCCACAAGATCGTTTTTCCTTACCCGCTCCGCCCTGAGTTCCAGATGAGACGGATTCAGCCGGTCGAGGGTGGGCAGGTGCGTGATGCCATCCAATGGTATGGCCTGCGTACCTTGCTTCCAGATCCAGGGTCCTACGAAGGCATAACGGTCATCGCCATGGATATCCGCGGAGGTGATCGTCTGAGCGCCCAATCTGAGCGCCAGATCAACTGCGTGCCTACTCGCATCTACGACAATGCGCCGGCTCGCTCCATTAAAGGCGCAGCCCTGCACGTTTGCCAAAGCCTGGGGATTGATGAGTCGCTGATCGATATGGACGCGCTGAACGCTGTGGATCAGGACTACTGGACGCCGCGCAGTGAGCTTTACGATATGTCTCACGAGAAGCCTGCGGCGGTTCGTGAGGTCCTCCAGGGCATATTCACTGCGGGCATGTCCCACCTGTCCAGCGGCAATGGGCTGCTAAGCGTGAAGCGAGAAGGTATACAGCCTCCACGCGGAGTCATCACGCCGCACGAAATGACCAGTGAGCTTACGTCAAGCTTCACCGCGCCAAGCCCAGACGACTTCGACGGGGTGGACGTTGAGTACATCGACCAGTACACCAACCGTAAGGAGACGGTGAAGTGCCGGCTCCCTGGAAGCCTTGGGCTCAAGGTGGACAAAATACAACTGGACGGAGTATCTGACCGCACCAGGGCCTGGCGCATCGGCATGAGGCAGTTGCGTAAGTACCAGTTCTCGCGCTGGGGCTACAGCGTCGACACCGAGATGGATGCCCTGGTCTTTGACGACATTGACCACATCACGCTGGCCGATGACATCCCGAACACCACCAGTAGTGCGCTGATCATGGAAGTTGAGCAGGTTGACAGCCAGTACCTGCTCACGCTTAGCGAAGAGATGGACTGGTCGATGGTTGCGCCGCGGGCCGTTATTCGGCGGCACGATGGCACAGTCACAAGCTTGTTTGAGCCGAAGGATGCCGGCTTTCATCAGGTACTGGTGCCACTCACTGCAATCGACTTCGATATCGTGACCGACCTGAGCATTGAGCCAGCAAGGTTCCTGTTCGGGCCGAGCGAGCAAGTCGGTACCCGGCGATGATCACTGAAATCACACCAAATCAGGATGGTTCCTGCGCTGTAACAGCAACCGAATACTCGCCTGTCTTCTATGCATCACCGACTGCCCATAGAGAGGCTGAGACTGCCAAGGCACACAGGGGATAGG